CTCCATTCTAGTGTCAAAAGTCTTTCCGGAGTTGTTCCACCCCAAACCAAAGGGTGAAGCAGCTGTTGGAACCTCAGCAAGAAGTTCGATAACTGCACGCTGTCTTTTGGACAGCAACGGGATAACTCGTGGTCCGATGGACCGTGCCAAGTCGACAAATGATCTGTCAGAGATCGCCTTCCATTTCGGTTGGGCGATAATCTCCGAACTCGAGATCAGACGACCACCAAACTCTGTAAATTTCATAGAGTCAAGTGATTTGTCTTCCGAGATGATCATCCCTAAGCGCGAATAGAGTTCGCGTAGACGAAGACTCGCGTCATAGTCTACAACGACATCATCGCCTAGGATCCTATAAAAGCTAGGTTTCACGATCCGGAGTGCATAATGGTGACTCAACGCAAAAGCTGCGAAGGACGGATATACCCCTAGGGGCTGTCCGTTCGACCATCTGATGTGAGATCCATCTGGCAATTGCCATGCACCTCTGGATACCCGCTGGAATAAGTCGAGGTCCACTTCTGGAATCCCCGACGACTTCAGCGCCTCTAACGTAAATGAAAGAGGGAACATATCGGTAGCGCTCTTAAGATCTAGCGCTGATAACCGAACTCCGGATTGGAGTGCTTTCTGGATATCCTGAATACCCTTATCTTGATCGAAGGTACAGTCTTCGGGTATTGTTTTCAATACCTGATATAAGACTTTGCCCATCCGAGATAACAGGATCTGGAATACTGGGAAGGGATTTGCAATAGACCGCATTTTCCCACCCGGCTCTTGGATAAAACCAATTGAACCAACCAAATCTGGAGGATTGATATTAGAATATCGTGAATGATAAGAGGTGAACCAAGACCGGATCTGAGCTCTTTCGAGCCCGCCAATCTGGTTATTAAGAAACCGAAACGTACCGACAGGGCCCCATAAACTGGATTCCCACCGGAGACGCGGTTCATAACGTTTCCTCTCTTCTTTCAGGAAAGTCGTCAAGCTCACAATATAAGGTGCCACCAATGGATGTGTAAAACCATCTATGGCGTGCCTTGGAGAGGTATAGAAGCTTTTCAGCCTATTATCCTCTATCCTAAGCACGGGTGATCGGACATTTCTGTCCGCCCACTTGTACAC